ATGAAAGACATCATCTTAAGGATAAGGCAAATCGAACAAGAAGAGAAAAGGAGAAAGGGCGAAGATAGGCTGGCAAAATATAACAATGGCGAAAAGGTGCACCAAAAACAACTTGCCTTTCACAAATGCCAAAAAAGGAACAGGTGGGTGTTCGGTGGCAATAGAAGTGGCAAAACAGAGTGTGGGGCAGTTGAAAGCATATATATGGCAAGGGGAAACCACCCGTATCGTGAGAACAGAGAAAATGTGTTTGGCTGGGTTGTCTCGCTTTCTCAGCAAGTTCAAAGAGACGTTGCACAAAAGAAGATTTTATCTTACCTTAACCCTTCGTGGATACAAGATGTAACCATGCTTAGTGGCAAAAGAGATAGCCTTGACTATGGGGTTATAGACCAAATTCGCATTAAAAACGTGTTCGGTGGGGTGTCGGTTATCGGCTTTAAGTCGTGCGACCAAGGTAGAGAAAAGTTTCAAGGCAGTTCGCTTGACTTTGTGTGGTTTGATGAAGAGCCACCAGAAGATATTTACGATGAGTGCCGTATGCGTGTTCTCGATAAGAGTGGGGATATTTTTGGAACTATGACACCACTTAAAGGGCTAACTTTTATCCATGATAAAATTTATCTCAATATAGAAAATAACCCAGAAGTTTGGCACGAGTTTATGGAGTGGGAAGATAACCCATATCTCGATAAAAAAGAGATTGAACTTCTTACAAAAACCCTTTCAAAAGACCAACTCGATAGCCGTAGGTATGGCAGGTTTAAGGCTAGCGAAGGGCTTGTGTATCCAGAGTTTGATGAAAATATTCACGTTCTTAAGGAGCCAATACAAATTCCAAGTGAGTGGCAGGACACAATTTCTATTGACCCAGGACTTAACAACCCTTTATCAGCACATTGGTATGCTGTCGATTATGACGGCAACGTCTATGTCGTGGCAGAGCATTTTGAAGCAGGAAAAGACATTAGTTATCACTCAAATAGGATAAAAGAGATAAGCAGGGCTTTAAATTGGAAGGCTGATAATCAAGGGAGATACCATACCCTTATAGACTCTGCAGCAAACCAAAAAACACTTGCGTCTTCTAAAAGCGTTACCGAACTTTTTTATGATTTTGGAATAGTTGCTAGCCCAAAGGTTAACAAGGATATGTTTAGTGGCATACAAAGAGTAAAGCAATACCTAAAGGTAAATGATGGAAGAAGTAAACTATATATATTCCCTTGTTGCACAAACCTTATAAGAGAACTAAAAACATACAGGTGGAGCGAAGGCGAAAATCCTAAAAAAATTGATGACCACGCCCTAGATGAACTTAGGTATTATTTGATGACAAAGCCAGAAAACACACCCCCTAAACCTATAAAGACAGAAATTCAAAAGGATAAGGAAAGGTTAATCAAAAAAATTATGAATGAAAGGAAGAAATAAACGAAAAAAGCAGGTAGATAAAATTGATTTGGAGCAAGCACTAATCAAAAAGGCACTCGGCTATGATGCAACCGAAGTGGTTGAAGAATACGTGGGTGATGGCGAAGAAATTAAACTTTCCAAAAAAAAGGTTACAACAAAAAATGTGCCACCCGATATGAGTGCATTAAAGTTTTTGCTTGATGAAACTCAAAAAGATGCTAGCGAGATGACCGACCAAGAACTATACGAAGAAAAGGTTAGGTTGCTTTGCTTACTAAAAGAAATTCAAAATAGTTAAGGAGAAAAAACATTGAGAAATAGTTCAATAAAGTCAGTTATAAAAAAACAAGAAAATGATAGGTACATAGAAGACCTTATTGCAGATGTTAAGGCTGATTTTAAGAAAAGACAAGAAAAAAGGGTTATTTATGAAAGGCAGTGGGAACTAAACATAAACTTTGTTAACGGCAATCAATATTGCGATGTTAGTGCGCACGGAGAACTCTTAGAAGAGGGCAAAACATTTTATTGGCAAGGTAGGGGCGTGTATAACCATATAGCGCCTATTGTCGACACAAGGCTTGCCAAGTTTTCATACATATCGCCAACCGTTTCTGTTCGCCCAAAAACAGATGATGATAAAGATGTAGAGTCGGCTAGCGTTGCTGAAAAACTTTTAGAAAACGCTTTTAAGAAAACACGCCTTCACGAAGTTGTAAAAAAGGCAACTGTGTGGAGCGAAACTTGTGGCACGAGTTTTTATAAGGTTATTTGGAACGCCGATGGTGGCAACCTTATAGGAACAAACGATGGCAAAAACGTGTATGAGGGGGATGTTGAAGTTGTGGCAATTTCACCATTTGAAATTTTCCCAGATTCTCTAACCACAGAAAATATCGATGATTGCCAAAGTATTATTCACGCAAGGGCAATGAGTACAGAAAGGGTTAAAGAGTTATATGGCGTCGATGTCGCAGGTCAAAAACTTGACGTTCAAAGTTTGCAAAAATCATCGTCGTTTAACCAAGAAAGCCATACCACTATAGATGACGGCGTTACCGTGATTGAAAGGTATGAAAAGCCAACAAAACAGTTTCCTAACGGAAGGCTTATAACGGTTGCTGGTGATAAACTACTTTTTGTGGGCGACTTGCCTTATAAAAATGGCGAAAACGGAACGAGGGGTTACCCTTTTGTTAAACAAGATTCGTTTGAACAAGCAGGCTGTTTTTTTGGCGTAAGTGTTGTTGAAAGGCTTATTCCTGTGCAAAGGGCGTATAACGCAGTAAAGAACAGAAAACACGAGTTTCTAAACAGGTTATCTATGGGCATTATGACGGTAGAAGACGGCTCTATGGACGTTGATGATTTAGCACAAGACGGACTTTCACCGGGGAAGGTGCTCGTTTATAGGCAAGGTTCTAAGGCACCAGAAATAATGGCTAATATGACAATGCCAACCGACTTTAACCAAGAAGAAGACAAACTTTTAAACGAGTTCGTTGTGGTAAGTGGGGTTAGTAATGTAACTTCAAGTGCATCTAACGCATCACTATCAAGTGGTACGGCATTAGAAATTTTAATCGAACAAGATAACTCAAGGCTTCTTAGGTCAGCCGAAGAAATTAGAGATAGTTATATAAAAGTTTCCAAACAAATGATAAGGCTATATTCACAATTTTCGGCAGGTATTAGGGCAATCAAAACAGAAGATAAATTTAATAAGATAAAAATATTATATGTGGACAAGTCAAGCACTCAGTCAGATGATGTTTATCTCGATAACGAAAACGAACTTTTATACACCAATACTCAAAAGAAAGATATGATTTTCAAACTATATCAAAGTGGACTTTTAAGCGATGAAAACGGAAAACTTCGCCCAGCCACAAAAGAAAAGGTATTGTCGCTTTTGGGGTATAAAGAACTCGATTATCAAAAGGGGCTTGCAAGACTTCAAGAAGAAAAAGCACAACAAGAAAACGATTTTATGTTGACAAAAGAAGTGGAAATTGATGAGATTGATGACCACGAAATTCATATAGATGAGCATACGAGATATGTACTAAGTGAGCATACGTCGCTTTCTAAAGACAAAAAACAAAGATTTTATAAACATATAAAAGCGCACAAAGATGCGATAAAAATAGAAACAGGAGAAAATTAAAATGGAAGAAATAAAAAATGAACAAATTTCACCAAAAACGCAAACTGCAGAGGCAGAGATTAGTAAAGGCGAAGATAAAGGGGAAGTCTCATTAGGAAAATTTAAAGATGTGGGGGCACTTTTAAGTGCATATAATTCTTTACAGTCTGAGTTTACCAAACGCTGTCAGAAGATAAAAGAGTTAGAAAGCAAGATTGAAGGTGATAAAACAGAACAAAATAACTCTGCTTTATCTAATCAAAAAAGTCAGCCACAAAATCAAGTGGATACAACCTTGATAGATAAAGAAAAGTTCTTAAAAGAATATTTACTTGATGTGCTTGGCAAAAAACCAAGTGCGATTATTATGGATGGTGCTGGGGTTGGCGTGAAAACACCGGTTAATCGTCCAACAACAATTGAAGAAGCGGGAAAACTCGCAAAAAAATTACTTAATAATTAAAATAAGGAGAAAATATGGCAGTTAATTTAACAAACGCAGATAGTGCGTTAAAATCATTATATTTAGATGCAATCAGTCATCAACTCGATAACAACGTAAACCCACTTTTATCGGCAATTTCAAAAAGCACAAACGATGTTTGGGGTAAAGAAGTAAGAAAACTTTGCACTTTTGGTGTAAACGGTGGTATTAATGCAGGTACGGAAGATGGCAACTTGCCAACGGCAACAGGCAACAACTACACTCAATTTGTTTCAACACTTAAAAACCTTTATGGCGTTATTGAAATTTCAGACAAGGCAATCAGGGCATCAGAAAACAATTCAGGTGCTTTCGTTAGTCTATTGAACTCTGAAATGGAAGGACTTATAAAGTCAAGCACCTTTAACTTTGGAAGAATGCTTTTCGGCGATGGCACAGGCGCTCTTGCAACTGTTTCTGAAGTAAAAAGCAACGTTTTCTATGTAGATAACGTAAAAAACATTATGGAAGGCATGCTCGTTGATATTAGAGATGCATCTGGTAACATTATTTCAGGTCTTTCAGCAAGGAAGGTTGTTTCTATCAACAGAGCGCTTAAGCAAGTAACTTTGTCAGGTGCAACTGTTGCAGACCAAACTTTTTCGGCAGGCGCAATAATGACTGTTCAAGCATCATATAATCACGAAATCACAGGTCTTGGTGCAATTTTTGGGGATAGTGCAAACTTATATGGCGTAAACAGAAGTCAAAATGCTTGGCTTATGCCATACACACAAAAAGAAGTTGGCGAAATCAGTGAACTCACAATTCAAACAGCACTTGATGCTATTGAAGAAAGAAGTGGCAGGGGCGTAAACTTTATCGTATGCTCTTGGGGTGTTCGTAGAGCATTACAACAACTATTTGGTGCTAATAGAAGAAGTATTGACACAATGGAACTTAATGGTGGCTTTAAGGCTATGAACTATAACGGTATTCCTATTGTGGCTGATAGGTTCTGCCCAGAAGGAACAATGTATTTGCTTAATACAAACGACTTTACACTACACCAACTTTGCGATTGGCAATGGCTTGCTGATGATGATGGCAGAGTGCTTAAACAAATTCCAGGTAAGCCTGTTTATACTGCAACGCTCGTTAAGTATGCAGAACTTATATGTTCTTGCCCTAACGGACAAGGCATGCTTTCTGGCATTACTGAAGCATAATCAAACAAAGACAATTAAAAAATAATTATTAGGTTGCCGAGCCTATCAAGGCTCGGCAATTTTTATAAAGGAGTAATTATGACAGCAAGAGATGTACTAATTAACACAGGGATACTTATTGGCAGACCAGATATAGTAAGTTACTTTGGAGAACAAATAAACGTTGGGGAAGAAACTTATGAAGACATACAATTTTTACTAAAAATAATAGGTCTTGTTATAAGTGAATTATCAACAACCTATTTTCCTTTAATATCAAAACAATTTGTAACTTTTAATGGTGGCATTTTGTCATATGATGAATTATATAAAAAGGTGGTTAAAATAATCAAGGTTTATGACCAAGAAGGTAAAAATTTTGATTTTATAGACGAGACTGAAGAAATTTTGCTTAAAGATAACAATTCAGACGTTGAACTTTTTGTCGAATATCAATATTTGCCAGAAGAATATACTGATGAAAGCGAAATAGATTATCAAGAAAGGGATATCCCTACAAGAGTTATTGCTTATGGCGTTGCAGCA